TCAATCAAAACATTCAATAGCAGCAATATTGACAATATTATTGGGGTCAAAGTTACCCATCACTTTACAACTCTTGGTATTGCTATAAGCTTGTAGTAATAGCTCTTTGTATTCCTCATAGAGAGCATTATCTTTCCAAATACAAGCCCAACCCGAACCGCTAATAGCCGGATTTAGCTTGATACAAGGGCCACGAGTGGGGAAGCCACTACTCAGATGATAGTCAGTAATATAACCTGTTTGTTCATAGGCCATGAGCATAGAACTTGCAGACAGCAATAATGCACCTAAAAACAGTTTAAGTTTCATCTATTTATACTCTCTAAAGTTAGGCTGATTTTACTAAGATGTGAGTGTTTAATTCACAAAATAAATATAGATTGGTTTTTCAAAAAAACAGCTTAATTTTTAGATTGATTGTTTGTTTTTAATTAAAATTTAATCAAATTATTGTGCTAAGCTAAAAATCAAAAAAATTGATTATATAGAGCTAAAATTTAATATGTGTAACTTGCTTTGTAAGAATTTATCTATGAGTTATTGAGTACAACAGAGAGAATTGTTTTTTAAAAGAATATGTTACCCAATCTTTTTCTTTAAAAACCTTAGGGAAAGGAACAAAGCGTGCCAAGAGAGAGGATCTCATTTTTAGAAGCTCAAGCCACTTTCAAACCACATAAACCGCTTGCCCAAACCCTAAAGCCAATTGCTGTAAGGCTAAGGTATGTGCCTGACTATCGGTGCACACAGGCAGGGCAGCGGCGGCTTGTCGAAAGCCGGTGAGATCAAAATTCCGTAGATAACGGTGTGTGGGATAGAGCGCCATTTCGCGCTGATCACGAACCACACCCGCTGCTAAAGTGTCCGCATCCATCAACGTCTCTAGGGGCGCATAACGATACTGCGGATCAGCAAAGCTCAGGATAAACACATTACCACAGCCACTATTGCCCCCAATACGTAAGGGCGTCAGCAGAATCGGTGCATAACTACCATCGGGCTTGATATTGCCTTCAATCCAACCATCTAGCAGCCCCGCGAGGCTGATATAGTGTTGGCCTTGAGTGCTTAAGGTATTACCGATGATGCGCACATCGCGTAACAAACCATCGCTCATGAAAATACACTGGAGTTTGCCTTGGGAGTGAATCCGATTACCCAAGATGCGCACTTGGCTTAATTCGGCGGCTGCATACTGAGCGCGTCGTCCCTCATGGGGCGGAATTAACTGAATCGCATCCCGATGGGCTGCTTCCGCTAGCTCCAGCGCTTGTTCCGCTAAGGTATCGACAAAAGTACAGCCAATCACGCTCGCACTGGCTTGAATGCGTAAAGCATCTTCCGCAAAGTCTCGAAAGTGTTGGCTGTAGCATTGATTCATCAAGGATTGGTGCGGGGGTCGTTGAGGACCGACATCGCCGGTTCTTCAGGGGCAGCTAAGCTCAAACCATGGCGCTCGGCAGCGGCTTGGCGCATAGTGGCATATAAAAAATGGCTGCGCCGTTCGGCTTCATCAATCACCGCTAACTCCACTTGCAATTGAGCAAAGCGTTCATCCACTTCGCTGTCAATCGACTTTAACTGCTGGTGATACTGCGCTTCGGCTTGTTGGCGAAGTGCTTCTTTAATCTGCTGTTTTTCCATGAATCAAACTCCTTCAATCTGAAAGTGAACCAAATCTCGAACTTTCCACTGGCCGCCCCAGGTTAAACGTACCCCTAAGCGTCCGGCGGCTTCCTGCATGGCGGCATTAATCAAGTCATAATGCGTCGCTTCCCAGTTGCCTGAACCATCGGCAGGCAATGCCATCAAATCCACCGCTTTACCCTCCTGATGCGCACTGCGTTGTACCCAACTGCGTCCTTGAGCCAACAACTCCTTTTGGCGCGCTTCACTGCGTAGCCCCTCAATCACCACAAAATCCATCGATGTCAACCGCAAGGCCAGCTCTACCACGGCTACCAGTTTCGGATGCACGCCTTTTAAATTCGTCAGGCTGCGTTCGGACAGCACAAAGCCACTCTCTTGGCTAAGGCTGGTTTGGGCTACGGGTGGTTTGATTGGGCGAGTGGGATTAAAGACCGGGCTGGCGGTTGGCTCACTACTTTCATCCAAGCGGGTGGGCAAGGTCGCCGTGGGGGCTTGCAGTAGAATCGGTGTCGGCGCGGGCGTAGGGGAGGCCGCTGAAGCCAAGAGGCTAGGGGGACGGGTTTGCTTATCTTGGGCTGACCAGAACACGCCAATCAGCGCAATTAAAGCCCCTAACAGGCTTTGGGCGCTATCCGCATCCAACCAGCCCCGCGCGACAATAAAACCCGCCGCAATCGTTAAAACATGACGTAAAACGCCCATTAAAATGGGTTGTAAACTCATTTTCCAAGTATTCATCATTGCTGTCTCCCGACAGTAATAGCTGGTTAAAGCTGTAATTGATTTAAAGCTTGCATAAGCTGCGTCTGTTCGGCGCGGGTCATGCGGTCAATCGCCAACAAGACTAAATTCACCGCCGATAAGTTCGGCACGGTCACGCTAATATCGGTAATTGTCCGATCTTCCTCCAAGACACGAATCCGCGCTTGACAGCATTGGCAATCCCAATAACTGCGGATCAGGCGTTCGGTGATGCGCTCATTCGTTTTTCTTAGCAGTTCCTTACTCTTACAATCGGGGCAAACCAAAGCCTTGACTGGCATCTACTATCCTCATCAACACGAGGTGGCTATTATAAAATTCATTAACTAAATCATAGGTTAATCATGTCGCACCTCCACTGGGTTTGGCTTTAGGCTCTAAGAAATTCAGGCGCTTAGCCGGAGCAAGTAACTCATTAAACCGCTCTAACTTTTGTAAAACCGGATAAGTATTCGTCCAGAAATCCAGCTCCACCAACTTATCAATATCGCCGGTACTGCCAAAGTTATCGGGTGCTAGCCCCGCGACTTCTTGGCGCGTCCCCCAAGCCGCCATAATATCCGCTTGGCTGGTGTGCTTAATCTTCTCGAACTCATCGCGGGTAGCCACATCTCCCACCGGAATCACCGTAATCACTTCTTGGGCTTTACGATTGCTCGGCAAATGCAAATACATCGAGCGGAAATTACCAATCCCTTTGGATTGCTTAATCTTTTGGGTGATTGCCTTCTCATCGGCAGGTTTTAATTCGGTCGCGGTAGTGACAAAAATCGAACCCATGTGGGCACCATTGCGGAAGTATTTACGCCGGAAGAGGGTCGCCGCTTCATTCAAGAGAATGCTGTGAATCGCCCCAAAATAAGCCGGTAAACCATACACCCCTTGCAGCAAATCCGGCTGGGTCAGGTGCAGAACTTCATCGACTTGATAATTAGTGATGGTTTGGTCCGGCATGACCAAAACAAAGCGCGGCTTAGAACTGGTGGCAGGCCGCACGCGCATATACACACTGGGTAGATGCTCCACCTTGAGCACTTGCCCTAAGGGATTGAAAGTGAGCAGGGCATACAGTTCGCCGGTGACCAGATAATCCAACAGCAGCTTTTCTAACTCAGTCACGGCCAAAGCGGAAGAACTGCGCGTATAGCGTAAGACTTGGCGAGTACGGTGAGTCGGCATCCAACCATGATAAGCATTGGCCCGCAACAACTGCGCCAAACCGCGTTTAGACACAGGTGGCTCGTAGTATTCGCCCTGCTGATGCAGAAAGACCCCTAAATAATCCGCAAACTCATCCGCCAACACCGACTCCGGCTCACCAAAGCTCAAAGCCAACCCTTTAGCGGGTGTGGGGGCAGGTGACCAACGCTGAAACAAGCGTTTAAACATGAATGTCCCGTTACAGAATAAGCGCTTCACAGCGCGATGCAGAAAGTCTACTGCAATGCAAGCATTGGCAACGGAATATCGTTTTGAGCCTTCGCAGGGGTCTAAAACGATAGTTGCGTGCACACCCTTGATTTTTGGGAAACTAGGGTTTCGCCCGTCGTGAGACGGCCTGTCTTTACGCAAGAAAAAACCCGCGTCAATGGTGCGTCAACACCTCGGCGGGTTTTGGGGATTAACAATGCAGAATAATAGTAAGTCGAATATTGACGTGAAAGCAACTGGCTCAAAACAGGGGGCTGATAAAATGATGAAATACGATGCCATCGGCAGTATGTGGTTAAAGATTTTAGGTGGAGTGGGGTTGGTGTTGGGTGGAGTCGCGTTGGTGATTACTGCCTTAGGTACAACAGGAGTGTTGTAAGCCTCTATTTAAACGGACTTAGTGTTGCAAATACTAGAAGTGTTGAATGTTATGGATATTGAAAAGTTTTACCTCGTGTTGAGCAGTTTAGTAATAGTGGTCATCATCTGGCGCTTACCAGCGATCATCAGAGCGTGGAAACTACCGAGTCAGCCAAGCCATAAGGAGCCAAAGTGATGAAACTTTACTAGGCAATGGGGCGGATAACTATGCAAGCCAAAACCTCAACGACTGGCGCAGATCGTGCCATTAATAAATTCGGCTGGGCGCTGATTATTTTAGCGAGCTGTTTAGGCGTCGCCGCCATTATTAGTGCTTTAGGTTTAACCGGGCTTTTATAAGCTTAAAGCCTTCGCCCGTCGTGAGACGGCCTGTTCTCAGCGCAAGAAAAAACCCGCGTCAACGGTGCACCAACACCTCGGCGGGTTTTAGAGGGACATCATGGATCATGATAATCGAATAAACCTGTTAGTGACAGGTAGGGATTTATTGCAAATGATTAAAGAATTAAAACCGTTGCTTTGGTTTTTAGCAGTGGCCGCTACAATGATTGGTGGTTTGTATTGCGCTGCTTATTTAATTCAAGTGAGCGCCGCTGCTGGCCTGTTATAAACTTAACTAGAGAGGCACGTCCCTGTGCCTCGTCCGATTTAGTTCAGTTGATGCTGTCCTATACGTGCTCTTAAGGTGCAGCGGTTTTTCTGCAGGAGTAGAGCGGCTTCGGTTTGGTTGCCGTCGGTGCATTCCAAGGCAGCCTTAATCATGCCTATTTCCGTCTGGCGGATGATGCTATCCCAGATCGATAAGAGTTTGCCGTCTGCGACTAGCTCCAGTGTCGTTTGGTAAGCTTGTTGTTCTAAATTAGTCATGCCAATTGCTCCAATACACTGTGAATCTTTTTCCAGTCGAGAGGTTGAGGCAAAGCGGCTTGTAGTTTGGCTTTCCATTCTTTGCTCATATCGCCGGTAAAGCGAGCGCCTTGGCCAATATGGCTTTTAAACCACCAGTCGGTGAGTTCGATTAGCACCGGTAGGAGGTGGTTATCGGTGTCGTCTGCCCATTGTTTGACGATTTGCAGGGCCTCCGTGTAGCGGTGGCTGGGGATTTTGTTTAGGTTTTCGACATTGAGGCGAATGCGTAAGGTGTTTTCGAGGCGAGCCTTAGCGCTACCGGATTTGTGGGCATAGCCAGCGAGGCGCTCTATGTCGTTGCGTAGGGCAATGTATTGGCGTGAGGTGATGGACGGGCTTGGTGTGGTTGGTGGTGCACTGCTATAACTCCCCGTCTTGCGAATACTGGGCAGAACCTCAGAAGTCACCCACTTGCGAAAGGCATGCGCGGGTGTGCCTTTGGTCATCGCGTCGCGGCAACGCAGGACTAAGGCATTCATACCGGATTCTGAAACGACGTTCAGTAAGTTATTGATTTGTGTACCGTCGGTTAAACCGACAGTATTAGAATCAATGACTTGCATACGCTCATCTTCGTCGAGTTTTTGAATGGCATCTCTTGAATTAACAATACCTAGTGCATTGCAAATATCAACCGCTGCAAACCAAGGTTGGTTATCAATTAAGAAGACGCGAATCGGTTGTTGGTTAAAGGTATAGGTGGGTTTAGTGTCGACGTGGCGAAGCGATAAAGCAGTTGTCATGATAGTAGTTCCAGTTCAGTTTTGAACTACCCGCATCCAGTTCGAAGTGGAGTGCGGGAGCTGTACGGGGTTCGAACTACCGGGAACTGAATACCGGCCAGCCTTGCGGCTGCCCCGCACAGTCCCACATAGAGGACTTTTTGCACCCGCAAGTATACCGCAGGCACAAAAAAACCGCTTGACGCGGTTTGTGCGTTCAGTTCACGACGGGGTTCGAATCCCGATGCAGTTTTTTGCTGCATGGGGTAAAAGTATAACTTTTATACTGGGGTGTCAAGTGGTAGGATTTTGGGCAGGTGTCAAGAAGATAAAAGGTAAATTTATGACAGCAGGAGCATTAAACAAGATTTTAGTCACGCTTAGTGAGCAGGCCATTGGCTCGAATGCTAAACGTTACGAATCCGCTTTATTGGAGGGTGAAACTGTCCTCGCTGAATATAAAACTGCCAGAGACTGCCTTATTTTGACGAACAAACGAGTAATGAGTATTGATGTTCAAGGTTTGACAGGTAAGAAGGTTGAAATATTCAGTTTACCCTATTCAAAAATAACCGCTTATTCGGTTGAAACAGCAGGTACTTTTGATCTTGATGCAGAATTTAAGGTATGGGCATCGGGTCTGGGGATAATGGAATTCAAATTTATTAAAGGTACTGACATTGCAAAAGTAAATAAAATCTTGGGAAGTCATATCCTATGAATTTTGATAACTTAGCTGGAATTAAAGACTTGAACGAGAAGCAGCGGGAAGAGGTGCTGGAGTTGATACGACAGGAGTTGGGGAAATGAGATGGAATACGAATTAGTCAGTACTGACCTCTTCACCCAATGGCTCACTGGGCTACGTGATGCCACAGCCAGACGGCGTATCGTGGCTCGCCTTGATCGGGTGGCTGGTGATAAATCAACTCAAGACAAAGATATTGAAGCCGCTCGCATCTTATTAACCAGCTTGGAGGCTAAAGAATGACAACTTTTCATAAACTAGACCCTGCTGATTACTTAGTGACCGATGAAGATGTGATTACCTTTCTTGAAGACATGGCAGAGAACGGTACACCGACTGAGTTTATGCACGGGTTACGAACCGCTATGCGCTCTCAAGGCATGCTAGCACTCACCCAAAAAATGGGCGAAGAGAAAACTGCCCTTTGCCAAACCTTGGCTAACCAAGAAAATCCAAGCTTTGCCTTGATGTATCGCGCCGTCGAAGCGCTGGGCTTGCATTTGGCATTGCAGCAGGTGGCCTAATGGATGCCGATTTTCGCCCCGAATATCAACCTAGCGACCTTAGCAAACTTGGTTTAAAGCTCGCTAGGTTTTAAAGAGGATGGGCGTTTGCGTACTGGATAGTAGGTTGACAATCAAGCCTATTCATGTTGACAAAGAGCTAAGCTGATGAGCTTTTCCAATAAGCTTACCTAAACCCTCAATCCGCAAATACCACCCGACTCCCACGTTCAGCGCGGCCAATACTCCGGCTAGTCACACCTTCGGCTTGCATCGCATGCAGCACCGCCCATGCTTCATCACCGTGCCCCGTGGTGTTGGTGCGCACGCTGTAATAAGTGAGGCTATTGCCCGACGGCGTGCTGCTTTGGCGGATGGTCATGAAGGCGAGGGGTAGGTCGTGGTCGTTTTCATCGTATTCAAAGCGGCGTTGGGCAATCACATTCAAGCCTTTTTGCACTAAACGGGTTTTGCTTTCATCGCTGTACTGCGTGGCCACTATGCGCGGTATATCCAGCTCAGCTTGCACCAAGGCATCCAGCACAATATCGGGAATAAATAAGCCCGGCCCCGTTTTGTCGATGTCCATATACTCGATCTTAAACTGCCGACACAGATTTACCACCCGTTGCGCCTGCTGACCGGCGACCAACCCACGGAAACGTTGCTTGGCGAATAAGCGGAATTTCTCATGGAAGGCTTGCGGAATACTCAACACCGCTAAGGACGCATTGTCTGCATCGCGGGCAGGGTCATAGCCCAAGGCACAGGGCAGATCACCGGCTGGGCGTTCGGGGTGGTTGCGGTCGAAATCCGGATACCAGCTCAGCGGGTCGACTCCACACTCCAGTAAATCACCAAGCTTAAACACACTGTCGGTATCATCAATAAATTTGCAGCGATAGATATTCTCAAAGCGCACTGGGTCCGGCGTTTCTAGGCGCAATTGCTCAAGGCTGACTTGATCCCAGCCCATCTCAATCGCTGAATCGACCGTAGTCACACAGCGCCAAAAGCCATCCGGGTCTTTGCGTCCATAGAATAAATCCGCGTGTTTGCTGACTTCAATCTGGGTTTCAGGGTGGTATTTAGTGAAGCGCTCACCGCTCCAAATCGTATAAGCCGGATGCGAAATGGCGGTCGGTGCGCCGAAGTAGGTATGCTTATATTGCTGCAAAGTCCCCATCGGTTTGGCAATCGCTTCCATCTTGTCAAACTGGCGGGTGTAGAACACCTCATCAAAATACACATCGCCTGAGCGTGAATTGGCATTCGAGTTCGGCGAGAGATAACAGATTTCCGCTCCATTGCTCAGTTTGGTGGGGTTGCCAGTCAGTTCAATCTCAAAATGCTCTTTAGCAATCAGGAAGATATACGCCTTAAACACTTCCGCCTGTGCTTTGGTGGAGGAAATGAAAATCTGATTATGCCCCTTCAGCACTGCATTCTTAAACGCTTCCCACGCAAAGGTATAGGTTGCGCCAATCTGCCGACTTTTCAGAATAAACCGCTGACGATAAGTCGCGGGGTCTTCACCGGCTTTAATCCAGATTAATTGATGCGGATACAGCAGCTTTTCTTCCAAAGCCTGCAATTGCTCGGCGCTGAGGGCGGAAACATCATTCTTTTGCTTTTTCTGGCGCGGTTTGCCTTCACCTGTGCGCTGATCCGGTTTGCGACCAGCACGGCTAAACTGCCCTGATTCCGTCGCACCACGCCGATAAGCTTCGGCTTTTTCTTCTTTAATCAGCAGTTCACCGAGTTGATGCAGCTCGCGGTAATCCGCCTCCGATTTCTCCGCTTTTTCAATCAGCCAATTCACCCGCCGCGCGGTTTTCACAATCAAAGCCTGAGTAGAAAAGGCCTTATCCCATTTCTCATCCTCCGCCCATTTATACACCACCCACCGGCTATTGAGACCCAACTCCAGCGCAATCTCCTGCGCATTAGCCCCCAAGCGCCACAACAACGCCGCCGTGTCTTTCTGTTCCTTGCTATAGGCCATACTGTCTCCCGACAGGTTCAAAAAGGCTTAGGATGGCAGAAGAGCAGGGGGAGGGTGGGGATTTCGTTTTAGTGGGGATTTTGGGTGCTTAGCTGATATTGCAGTCTTAACCATTCGGCCAAGCCCTGCTCATCAGAGCTTCCCAAGACAATATTGATGATCTGTTGACCTGCGGCTTCGGCGCTACCATAGTCTAATTCAATACCATTAAGGGCAAGTAGCGTATCCATGGTAGCGAAAGCGGTGCGTTTATTAGCATCATTGAACGCATGAGCAACTGCAATAAAGGCTGCATAGCAGGCCGCTACTTCAAATACATCACGGACTGCTTGATACTCAAAGCGATTCAGCACTCGTGTTACCACGGCCTCTACGGATTTAGCCGCCGCCAGCCCTTGTAATTCATGGGTATGAATCACGCTTTCGTGAATCAAAATAACGTCACTTGCTGATAAGAGCCTCATTTATCTTGCAAATATTGTAGGGTTGCAGCGATAGCAGGGCGGCGTTTAGTTAAGGTCAATTGAACTTCATCAGGTTTAGCAAATTCGACCTCTAGTGTACTCGCGGAGGTTTCGCGTACTTGCTGAGTCACTTGATCAAGATACTGTTTGATCAGCCATTCCACCAGATTACTGCTGGTGCGATGCTGAGCTTTGGCGACCTCAGCAAGCTGTTGTTTGATAGTCGGGGTGATTCTGACCCCAAGAATGGCTTTCGCTTCCATAGCCTGCGCCTAAATGGATTGAGTGCCTATCAGCATAAATCGTTAAACGCTATTAAACAAGGTTAAACAAAACCAACCCCAAAACGATATTTCCCTAAACACACTTGATTTTTGGGAAACTAGGGGTTCGCCCGTCGTGAGACGGCCTGTCTTTACGCAAGAAAAAACCCGCGTCAACGGTGCGTCAACACCTCGGCGGGTTTTAGAGGTTGAAACATGAATGAGTTTATAAAAACTTTACCGGAATTTCTATCGGCATTGGGTGCTATGAGTACTTTGAATTTATTAGTCATCGTTTTGGGGTTATTGGTCTGGCGCTTACCTGAGGTGATCAAAGCTTTGAAAACACCACGCCAGATAGACAACAAGGACGGGGAGCCATGATGAAATACGATGCCATTGGCAGTATGTGGTTAAAGATTTTAGGTGGAGTGGGGTTGGTGTTGGGCGCTTTATTGGGTGGAGTGGCTTTAATCATTAAAGCCTTAGATTCGACAGGAGTGCTGTAAGCATCTATTCAAACCGAGGCACGTCCCTGTGCCTCTTATCCCTTACTTTGCCGCCTTCTGGTGTTCCAACTGCAAAGCCACTTCCTTCCAATTCACCGGCTGGGGCAAGCCGACTTTGAATTGCTTCTGCCATTGCTTTTTCATTTCGCCGGTGCTGGGTACACCTTGGCACAGGTAGTTCGTAATATAGTCCCGCTCAATGGTACGTAACCACGGTAAAAAATCGCCGTAGGTATTTTCATGCATCTGCACCAGCAAGGTTCTAGCGCGTTGGAATTGGTCAAGGGTGAGTTTGTTGACGTTTTCGGTGTTGGTGGCAAAGCGCACGGCGTTCCAGATGATGAGCTTCGCTTGGGGAATGGCATTCAGGGCATCGGCGAGAATATCCACAATGCGTTCGAGTTCTTGGTATTGTTTGGTGCTGATGGTGGGGGCAACAGGGATGCGGGGTTGTTTAAGCGCGGTTTCCATCCGATTGAAGGCTTCCATATACGCCAGTTTAAACTGCATCGCCTTTGCGCCGGTGTAACTCATCGCGAGCAAAGTGAAGCCGTCGCGGGTGAGGAGGTACATGGGTTTTTTGACTTCGTGGCCGAGGTTATTGGTGAGGGTGTAGGTAGCTTTTTGGAAGAGGTTTTCGGTGGAGTAAGATTTTACTTCTTCGGAAGTTTCAATAACTTGTTCAATAGTTCGTTCAATATCTTTCAACACATTCGCGTGTGTTTTATCGAAGTGTTCAGCCACTTGCAGGCTAGTGCAGAAAGCAACGCCATTCAGAATAGTGAGTTCAGGCTGAGTGATAAGTGACGTATGAGTCATGATGAGTAGTCTCTTTTTAAGTTGGACTACCCGCATTCTGGTTCCAAGCAGAGGAGCGGGAGCTGTGCGAGGTTGGAACTACCGGTAAAGAGTAACCGGCCAGCCCGAAGGCTGCCCCGCACAGTCCCACATAGACGATCTTTTGTGGCAATAGTTTATTGCAGGCACAAAAAAACCACTTAGCGTGGTCTGTACGCTCTTTATTCCGGCAGGGTTCCAATCCTGATAAGGTTTTTTGCCTTATGGGCTGAAAGTATAACTTTTATACTGGGGTGTCAAGGATTAGGAGTTAGGGAGTTCGGTATAGGGTGAGTTGAGTAAAAGCTGTTTTCGGTTTCTCACTTAATAAGTTTAAGTGTGGAAATATCCATATTGACATGGCTAAAGTTTAATCTTTCAATACTACTTATGTGAAGTGTGGGCTTGGGAGGTAGCAATGAAGTTTATTTATCGCGATTCAGCGGGTAATAAGACCTTAAGAAGCTTGAGCAATATAAAGGAGGATGATCTTTATATTTATGCTTACTGTGAATATTCAAAGGGTCTGAGAACCTTCCGTAAGGACAGAATTGTTCAGTATATCGATACCAATGATTCAGAAAATTATTCTCATATTTCGTTACCAAGCAAGGGGCAAGAAAGAAAAAGTTTATCTGAAGACTACGCCTTAGAAATTTGTTTCACTGGTTTCAAAGCTCTTGAGCGCACAGCGCTTGAGAGTTTAGCGGAAGTAAATAATATGAAGGTAAGGAAGTCTATCGTATCTAGGCTTGACTTTCTCTGTATTGGCGATAAACCGGGTAAAAAAAAGCTAAAGGATGCTGAGGATAAGGGCTGTGTGATCCTCACTCTAGATCAGTACAAAGACCTTATTGATCATGGTTTGTTACCTGAGGGCTATAAAGAAAAATCAAAAGGCGTGGTTTGGACAGAAATAACTATTTCTGAAATAGAACTCTTGTTCTCCAGTTATGCGTTCAGTATAAAAAAAGCACATTGGCCTGCATTGGGTGTTCAGTGGAAAAAAGAGTATTTCATTGATCAGGAAAAAACAAAAATACTGCGTGAGCTTTGGGAGAAGGAACATCCACGATACACAGAGCTTTACCCATTTTTTTTCAGAAAAAAACTGTCTTTAGTTGAAGATCATATTGATTACGAAGAATGGGTTTCCTTAAAAAAAGAGAGAGAAGAAAAAGTCGTCAGATACAGTGCTTATGCTATCTCAGACCCTCCTTTGCATGATTTTCATGAGGGCGATGTTTTTCATAGCGCGACTTCCATTATTCAAGTAATTAATGATTATGACCCAGTAGAAGTAAAATTGATGGAAGATGGCAAATCTATTGGTTATCACTTAACAGATAAAGCCTTGGAGATGTGGTTGAAAACGGGAGAGAAAGCTTCTGATAGCTTTAGAATTGTAAAAAATCAAAGCAAAAGCGCAATTGCTCAATACCATGAGTACTCAGAATAATTGGTTGGATAGACTTTATTCCCACCCCACATCTATCTCCAAACCTTAGGGCAAGTGCTGAATGCGCTGCTCTGGCGTTTAGGGCTGTTGCTTCTGGCTTATCAATCTCCTGAGTGGGCACACCTGCTGCTGGCCTTGGGAAAATGAGCCAGCAACAGGGGGCTGCACCGCTTCAAAACGATATTTCCACGCCCTGATTTGACATCCGTTATAGTTTGTGTATGCGAAACTTAATTCAACTCATGCACAACTGGTTCTCACACCCCACAGAGGCTCCCGCCAGTGGGTATCAAATGCGTCGGCTTGCGAATGGCAAGCAAGGCGAGATTGATCTATTCGGCGTGGTCGGCAGCTATTGGGACGGCATCCATCACGGAACCTTCCGGCGCGATCTCGAAGCCTTGGGGGAGGTTGAGCAGATCACCGTCAATCTGATGACCATTGGCGGCGATTTCTTTTCGGGTTTGCCGATTTATAACCTCCTCAAGCAGCATCCGGCACAAGTGACGATCAATGTCATGGGTTATGCCCTGAGCATGGGGAGCTTAATCATGTTGGCGGGTGATCAGATTAACCTCGCCCAGAATGCCCTCGTGATGATTCACCGCGTGCAAACTGTAGGCTATGGCGATGCCGATGAGCTGCGCAAACAAGCTGCGATTGCGGAAAAGCATGAAGCCGCTGTCCGGCTGATTTATGCGCAGCGCCTAGGCGTGAGTGAAGAAGAAGTGCAAAAGCTGCTCAAAGCCGAGACTTGGTACACCGCTGAAGAAGCCGTGGCCGCCGGTTTAGCCGATCAGATCACCGATCCGATTGATGTATCTGCTTTAGAGGCGAGTCTACCCGAGAGCGCATGGAACCAAGCGGCTCATGCCTTTCAACAGATGCCACCCGCGTTGCGCCAGAAATTAAGCCCCCGTCTTTCCGCGCTGGTTCTACCATCAGCGCTTCATCAATCTGAGGATACTGAACTACCTATGAACCCAGAAGCGATTGCTGCCTTAACCGCCTTAAACACCAGTATGCAAGGCCTACAAGTCAGTTTTACCCAAGTCAACGAGCAGCTTAGCCAAAAGCTAGCCGCCACCAATGACCCTCAGCCCGTGCCAGAGCTAGAGCAACTGCTACAAGGTTTAAACGAACTAAAAACCACGGTGCAAAGCCTGCAACAAGGCCAAGACAGTCTCAACGCCAAGCTCGCGCATCTTGAAAGCTTGCCCGTGAATACACGTCGTGTGCCTGAAGTGGTCTCAGCGGCGGATGATGCAGCCGCTGTACCCCGTCAAGCCGCGCATTATTCCTAAGGTTTAACTTTAGGTTTAAGTTTATTAATTGATTCGGTTTTGTCGTGAAGACAATACCACACTGTAAGTGCCTAAGCCCTTGCGGTTCCCATCGAAGGAAATGTCATGTCAGAAGATTTATTAGATCGTAGTTCCGAAGAGCGCTTTGCTGAAGTGCAGCGTCGTTTAGCCTTCGCGTATTTCGCCGAAGAAGATGCGAGCCGCGTCACTAAGCCCTTTGCCTTGAATGCGGTGGCGCGTTCAGTCATGAGTGCAGGACGTGCACCGGCAGGGTTCGAGCCGACCAAAGAGATTATCCTTAATCGTGATATTCAAGATTTTAGCCCCTTCCTAAGCTTAGTTAATGTCTTGCCCCGCAAGCAGCAAAAGGGCGGTTCGTTACTAGTGACCAATCAAGGTCGAGTCACCCGTACCAATAATACCTATGCAGGCCAAGAACGCCGGTTGAGTGACCCTAAAAACTCTATCCTCAATGAATACGAAATGGTCAAGGCGCATTCAGATTTTCGCCTCCACGACGATGATATTGATGCCATGTCGGAGTTCAGCAACTGGGCAGACTTATATCGCGCGGCCTTTTTGGAAGCGATGGGCAATGACCGCATTATCATCGGCTGGCATGGTGAAAGCCATGCGTTGACCTCTGACTTGTCGCAAAACACCTTATTGCAGGATGTGAATAAAGGCTGGCTTAAGCTCTTAAAAGAACGCGCTTCCAGCCAAGTATTAAGCGGTGGTGCTGAAGCTGGAATCATCAAAATCGGCAGCAAGGCCAATGGTGGTGACTATGCCAACCTCGACCATTTAGTACAGGATTTGCTGCAAGGTATTCCTTTGCATAAACGTAGTGTGGGGATAACTGCCTTAATTGCTGAATCCATCATGGGTGGCGCTGAGGGTGTGTATTTCCAAGAGCAAGCCGGTACGCCCAGCGAAAAACCACGCATTAAAGAAAAGGCGGTCACGGGTACTTATGGCGGTTTAGAGGCCATGCCAGCGCCCTTTATGCCGCAAACCTCTATCGTGATCACCGGCTTAAAGCGCAACGGTCAACAATACTCCAATTTATCGATCTATTGGCAGAAGGATACTTGGCGGCGTTCCGCTGAATACAAAGCCAGCCTCGAAAGCTCGATTGATTGGAATGCACGTCGTGAGGCTTATCACATTGAAGACTTACGCAGTATGGTCGCTTTGGATTGTGAGCAAGTGGTATTTGTGGATTCAGGCTTAGAGATTGAACGTATTCCCGCGCATAGCTGGGAAAACTAGAGCTTAAGCCATGAGTTTAATGCGTCGCCATCAAGCGGAAGTCTATCACCAAGCCGCCTTAAAAGCAGTGGTAGCAGCCAATCGTTCCCATCAAGTCGATGAATATCGTCTGATGTTGAATCGTATGCATCAGGATCAGCAACAATTGAAGCAATTGCCGGATCATCTGGAGCGTAATCGCAAGGCCGTGGAGGAGTTTTTACCGAACTACCTCGGCTATCTGCGGGCTTGGCTTGCGGCTGGGCAGACCCATCAGAACGATGTGTTGACCCAGTGCGTGGTCTGGGTCGTGGATGGCGGTCGCTGGGACTTATTGCAGGAATTGGCCGGAGCTGCTCTGCGCTTAAGCTTGCCTTTGCATTGGATGAAGCGTTCCTTAGCGGAGTTTGTCGCCGATGGCGTATTTCGTGCGGCAGAGGCCGTGCATAAAACGCGGCTCAAAACGCCAGAGGCCGCGCTTAGCCCCGCAGAGCAAGCGATCTTCAGCGCATTTTGGTGGGTGCAGCAAGCCTTAAGCCAAGCAGAGTACGGCTGGGCGCAAGCGAATCAGGTCATTCGTGCGCGCTTTCATAAATTAGCCGGTGTGTTGAGTTTACAAAAGGGCAATTTACCAGCCGCTTACGAGCATTTTTCAGAGGCGGATCGGCTGTATCCGAATATTGCTGTGAAAGGCAAATTGAAAGAAGTTGAAGCCGCCTTAGCCACCGACTCTTCCGTAGCACAACAGCCCCAGCCAGTCTCTACAGCACCCGCTTTAAGCTCAGGTGGCTGATATGACTGTGTTGGTGTGCTGTTTTTATGGAGAGCGGAATCAAGGAGAGGGAAGAGCATGCAGCCCTTAACAATACAAGAGCGCTTAATAATAAAAGAACGGAATAATTCAATGAATAACTGGACAACGGCTTCTTGGACTAGTGGTCTGATGTTGTTTTTTGCAGGGCTGACCTTTGAAAATATCCTTGGCCTGATTGGTATTCTGGTCACTGTGGGCACGTTTGCGGTGATGACTTGGAAGCATATTCGCGCCGATCAACGCGAGCGTGAGCGCCATGCTTGGGAACGCGCGGAAGCGGACTATCGCCTTAAGCGTTTACAGTCTGAGCATAAACATGACTGAAGCCAGCATTCCCCGTTATTTAAGTCCAAGCAGTGTGACCCTAGAGCCACTGGATGCGGTGCTGAGCACCGAGCTAGTGATTAGCAATGATGGCTTTTTTCCACCCGTCCCTTTAGCGGCTTTTGTGCAGCGCCATAAAGGCCAAAGTGCGTTTGCAGTGGAAGAACGCTTAAGGGTCTTGCGTTGGGCGGTGCAACAAGTGAATGCCGAGCTAGCTGAGCAGGTTTGTGCTTGGCTGCGAGCCGGGTTTTATACCTTGCAGGCGGTTCCACAGTTGGAGTTTGACCAAGCCAACCCCGCTAATACGGTAACACCTGAGCCGATACAAACCTTAGTGAATGCTTATTTCGAGGCAGTCTTTGCCAAAGCGAGTGCGCATTTACGCGAAGAATACTCCTTAACCGCGATTACCCACATGGCCGAACCCCGCGCTAGCCTGATGCTCGAAGCCAGCCAAACCGAGCACTTGCGCTATCGTCAAGCGATTTACTATCTGACCGGTAAAGCAGGGCAGGCCGCCTGCGTGGAGTTGATCTAATGCAAGCCCGCCTTGAGCGTCTACGTGCTTATTTGCTGACTAAGGTGGGCTTAGAGCCGGAAGCCTTTGCAGTGGATCTCAACCAAGGGCGGGTGAGTGGGCAATTTACCGAACGGGAAGTATTTTCCCTGCTTGAACCTGAAGAGGGGATGCTGGTTGGTTTTGAGGCAGTTGAGCAAGAAGCCGCTTTTGAAATGCAGCATAGCTATACCCTCACGATCCGTTTAAGCAGCTATCGGGGTGACTTAGACCGATTCTATGCCCTCATTCTGTATTGGCTGCACCAAGAGCAACAGATACCTGCCTTTGAGCATGTGCTAGAGCGTGCCAATGAGACCAGCTTCGACTTGTGGTTAGACCTACAGATCCATGAAACCGGACGAGCGCTAGGCGATCAGGTGCACCTATGCTAGCCGATGACTTAAAGCTGCCGGAGAGTTTATTAATTTTGCTGGAGAATGTAGGGCCCGTCACACGCCGCAAAGCCTTGCGTGAAGCCAGTCAATACTTGTTAAAGCAGAATCGCCAACGGATGAGCGCCAATGTAACGCCCGATGGTCTACCCATGCTGTCTCGGCAAGACCCCGGTACCAATGGACGGCAGCCACAAAAAATGTTTTTGTATAAAAACAAACAAGGTCGCCGGAAGTTTCACATGCTGATGACGTTTAAAGATGAGGGGGATTACTTTGAAGGCTGGGATCACTACGAAGAGGGGGTTCGTCGGTTTCGTTATGACCGGGTGATTCGCGAATATAAACGAACCCCCAAAGCAGTAACCCGGATGTTTCAGCAAATTAATAAGCAAATCAAACGGGTGAGCCAAGCGGAGCGTGAAGAGGTCGGTTTTTATGGGCTGCTGGGCAAGCTCGCCACCGATCATCATGAAGGACGTGTGGTTGAGCAAAAGCATTATCGTTTTGTTCTGCCTGAACGTCCGTTATTAGGGATTTCGGAGGCAGATGCCGAGCAGATCCGCCGGATTATTCTTGAACATGTCACGAAAGGTGTACGGTGATTGATCGTTTCCAACAAGTTGCCGACTTAAGTCGGAGGGTGCACAACAGCTTCGCGTTTGGCCAACTGAATCAAGTAGCTGCAGACCAAGCCTGTGCTTTGATCAAAACGGCTTCAGGTTCGTTCGTGAGCCCGTTCTTGCCGGTGCTGAATCGTATCCACCCCAGCGTCGGTGAGGACTGTTTATTGATTGCCCCACAAGGTAAACCTGAGCAGGGCGTGTTGCTGGGCTTGGGGAGTGATCTGCAGTTGCGTTTAATCATAGAGGATTTAGAGCGCCGTATCGCAGCGCTGGAGCAAGCTTAATGCGTGTAACCGTAAAAAATTTAGGTCTTGCAGCCTACATCAAGCTGCAGGGTGGGATCATCGTCGGTTCAACGGCACACACCGTGACCTTTGAAACTGACCAGACAGGGCAGGAGTGGCGGCAGAGCTACGCAAACAGTGATTTTTCGCGCTTCAATAGCGAATTAATCGAATTACAAAACTTAAAAAAGGTAAATAACTATGCCATCAACAACAGCTCAATTGCGTGACAATTTTATCGCCCAACGACAAGCTGAAGCCGCCAACATTGTCGCATTAATGGAATCGGTGGTTGACGGTCGCTTAGCGGTCGTCGATGTCGATATGAGCGCTTTGGCCGCGAAAATCGCAGCCGTCAATGAACTATTAGACGGTGATGAAACCACCGAAGGCTTTCAGGCGTTCCAAGCCTTAGTCGCGCGCGTTTTAGCGCTCGAAACCTCCAGCTCTGAACATGCGCTGTTAATCAGCGGTCTGCGCACTGATTTGGATGCTTTGGGCGTGCGCGTCACTGACCTTGAAACCGCCATCCAAGAGTTTCCGACGCGCGATGAGCTGAAAGCGTCTCACGAGCAAAGTGCTCAGGCGTTTATCAACCGTCTATGGGTAGGTCGCACGCGTCCGGCGGGTTTGCCGAACGCTGATGGCACTAGCAGCGTTTAAGGGCTAAGGGCATGAGCGCAACGATGGACGTGACCGCAATGGCACAGGCATACGCAGCCATGGCAGCTAATCTGTCAGCGTATGCGGTGCAAGTGACCGGCGGTGACTCCAAAGCGCTCACGCTGATCAACAACAAACTCGATGTGTTGATCAGTAGCCAAGCCGCCCCAAAAAACACCGGTACTCGGCTCGTGCAGTCGGGTACGGGTGCTAGCACGTCGCAACCGCTGCCCTTATTGCGGATGCCATCCCAAGGCATGTACGCACCCACCGGCCGCTTAGCTACTGGCTTAGAACACCTCCAACAGTCGATTGCTGACATTCTCTTGACCCGCATCGGCTCAAGAGTCATGCGCCGAACCTACGGCAGTCGCTTGTTTGAGTTGCTCGATAAACCACTCAATCCCAATACAGTGTTGCAATGGACAGCCGCCGTGGCAGATGCGCTGGAACGTTGGGAACCCCGCTTTAAACTGCAACAAGTCAAACCCAGTATTCGCAGCAAAGCGGAAGGCTTGCAAGGTAAATGGTGCTTAGAATTACAAGGGAACTATCTCGGCGCTGAAATTAAGTTGGGGGTTGGGCTATGATCGACCAACCTTATCACGACAAAGACTTAAGCCAACTTCTGCCGCCGGAAGTGCTGGCGACGCTGAACTATGATGCACTCCTGAATGAGCGTAAGCAGACCTTGAACGGGCTGCATCCGCTGGTGTTTGTTGACGGGCAGCCGGTTTTAAAGCCAGCCACACTGATTCAAACCGATACAGAAACGTACTGGAAAATCCCTTTTGATCAAGAAGCGGGGCTGTATTACTTAGACCTTCCCTCCGACCCGGTTACTCGAATTATTGAAGCGGATGCTTACCGTGAGCTATTGCTACATCATCGTGTGAATCAAGTCGCCAAAGACTTGCTGATTGCCTATGCGACCGGCGCAAATTTAGATCACCTCGCGGCGAACTATGGTGTATCCCGTTTAGTGATCAGCCCCGCCACGCCAACGACAGCCGCGCTCATGGAGACGGATGCCGCCTTACGCAAGCGCACTTTGCTCGCGATTGAAAATTATGCGCGTGGGGGCAGCATGGGCTGGTATTTGTTTAATACCTTATCTGCCTCTGGTTTAGTCAAAGATGCTGCCGTCATTTCGCCGAACCCGTGCGAAATTGTGATTAGCATCCTGTCCCAAGAGGGGGATGGCACGGCCACGCCAGAGCTGTTAAGTCAGGTGGAAGGCTACCTCCAGAGCCGCTATACCCGCGTACTGGGAGATTTAGTCAGCGTGCAATCGGCGGAAGTGCTGCATTACAGTCTGGCCGCTGAAGTCGTTTTTTACCCGGGGCCGTCGTCTGCCGCGGTGAAAACCGCTATCGAAACCGCGTGGCTCAAGTACCGCAGTCAATCAGAACGCATCGGCCACGGTGTGCATCGTTCCGCGATTGATGCCGCTTTGCATCAACCGGGTGTTTATCGTGCCACGATTCAGTCACCGGCTGAGCTGCCTTTGGCAGTCGGTGCCATGCAAGCACCTTATTGTGATGCCTTCACCTTAACGGAGGCGACGCTATGAGTTGCGCATTTCAAACACTGTTGCCACATCCAACGCCCGTTGAATTAGCCCTCGAAGAAGAGTTGGCGCAAAAATATTGCCGGCTCTCCCCAGAAATCATTAAAGACTTGCACGATCCGTGGACGTGCCCGCTGGAGTTCCTACCGTGGCTGGCCTATGCCTATTCCGTGGACACTTGGAATGATGTCTGGCCGGAAGCGACCAAACGCGCTGTTGTCGCCAATAGTATTGCGGTACATACCCACAAAGGAACCCGTGGTGGTGTCGAAGATGCGCTCGCGGCTTTAGGGGTTGAAGTCACGATCGAGGAGTGGTGGCAGCAAGAACCGCAAGGCGAACGGGGCACGATGCGCCTGACCCTGAGCGTGCAAAATGCGCTCGACCCCACCGCAGACATTTTGATTAGCGAGTCGGTGCTGCTCGACATTATTGACCAGATTAATCATACCAAGCGTGCGAGCATTCATTTCGATTTTAGGCTGCTGGCGGAAACGACCGCGCCAACGGGCTTTGCCCTAGCCAGTAGCGGTCAGCTTACGACGCATCAACAGCTAGACGCTGCCCCCGTGCGTTTGGTGGCTCACACTTCCGAACATCTGGGCTTTGCGGTAGCCAGCTCTGGGCAGCTTACGACGCATCAACAGCTTGAAGCTGCCCCCGTGCGTTTGGTGGCTCACACTTCCGAACATCTGGGCTTTGCGGTAGCCAGCTCTGGGCAGCTTACGACGCATCAACAGCTTGAAGCTGCACCGCTGCGCCTAGTTGCAAACAATTCTATTCCCACTGGCTGGGCACTGGCCGCCAGTGGGCAACTGACAACCCATTGTCAACTGGAGGTATCCATTGCCTAATCCTTTATCCATTGTGGCCTACCCGACAGTATCGGGGATGCAGCGAGCACTCAGTTTGAATGCAGGCATGGCTCTGCAGGTCAAGTATATTGCCGTGGGATCCGGCTTGCAGGCGCTGCAATTTGATGATGGCGGCCGTGCCATGACCGACACTCTCGCTAATTTAGTGGGCTATGTGGAGGTCGCTACCGCTGAAAAGGTGTCACCTTATCAATGGCAAATGACCGTCAACTTGGCAGGCTTAAGCCCAAATGAGTGGCGCTTGTCCGAATTTGCGCTGTGTGATGCCGATCATAACGTGATTGCTATCTATGGCAGTGCGACGCAGGCGATTTATCCAGTGACGCCGTATGTGACCGATGCGCTGCTGTCGGTTAATTTATTGCTGGCGGCATTCCCCGCAAATTCGGTGGTGATTGAACATCATAATCAGCCGTTGGAGTTGTTTTTTAAGAGCCAACTGGAGACAACAGAGAAAGCATTGCGAGGAATAGGAACTCACCTGCGATTGTCCAAAAACCAAGTGCTCGAACCTACCTCAGATGGTTCCTTCCCAAAATATTGGTCAGGAGGACATATCTATTCGGCTGTGGTTGAAGAAATTGTAAATAGCGGTGTGCCTCCTGAGCAGCGGTCTGCTCTTGCACAAGAGTTTTTGGCGGCTATCAAAAGTAATACCCTACACTTTAATAGCAGCTTTTATATATGGCGGATGAAAGTTCGAGTACCTGTAGGATTAACGTATGCGCTGCCACTCTATCAAGTCGCTAATACATCAAGCGGTGAGTCAACGCTAGGTTGCGTAATTAAGCATATATCAGGTATGCAGCCAAGAGGCTCTATGTTTAGCGGAACCCAAATAGCCCCTGCGGGAGCACAATTGATACTAAATAGAAATGAGATATGGCATGGCGGGCGGCATCATTCTTTCAGCATGATGCACGGAGTATTTAACGGTAATTCTGGTGATGAAGCAGAGTTTTTGATAGCTCTGCCAGCAATGGTTACAGGTTATGTGCGTGCAGAAGATGGCTGGGGTAACTTTCCTTATTTTAACCAGAGTGAGATTTAGTCATGGCAACAATTACTATCAATGACATCCCCATGTTAGGTGATTACACCCATGACACTGATATAGATTTTTTGAAAATAGTGCATGGTGCTGATGCAGATATCTGTGTGCATTTATCGCAAGCGGAGGCATTAGGCATCGTGCGTGAGCATCATGCTCAAATGATGTTCAAAGCAGTCGGCAATGCCAGCGAAATTGAGCGCGACACATGGCCGGTGCAATTGCAAGCGGCAGTGGCAATCACGGCAAAAATTGCCACCGACGGCCAACAGGCAATGGCGATGGCCATGTTAGTCGAGGGTGAAACACTCGAGATTTGGGCTGCTAAGGTGCTTGCCAAGAACGCTGCAATGCAGCAATTAATAGGCGTAGCGCAGGGTATCAAACGGCGAGCTGAAAAAGCCATTGAATCTGCGCCTGATAGCGCCACTATAGATACTGCACTCGCACAAGCTAAACAAGAGGCGATGGCTGCTATGCAGCAATTTGTTCAGTAATACAAAACTGTCCGACGTGAGTCGGGATTGTCCAAACTAAGGAGGCATTATGCCAACAATTGAAAACTATTTTCATGGTCCGCTGATTGAGCAGACGCAAGCCGCCGCTAATACGGCGGCCACCAGCCCCGCCAGTACCCCGATTGGTTTCGTGGCCATCGCCGCCGATGCGGACGCGGTCGCTTTCCCGGAACTGACGGTTGTGCAAGCTAGCCCTGAATTAGTGGCTAAAGCGGGGGCAAGCGGGACATTGGCCCCGACCTTAAATGCAATTTATGACCAAAAGATCACCCCGCCGGTGGTAGTGGTGCGCGTGCCAACTGGCACGACGGCCGCGGAACAAGCGGCTTATGTAGCCGAAGGTGCGAGCTTATTGGCGCAAGCCCAAAGCCAGTTTGAAATCACCCCCGAAATTCTAGGTGCACCCGGCCTCGATGATTCAGAAGAAGTGATCACAGCCTTATTAGCGGTTGCTGATCGCGTCGGCGGTTTTGTCTATGCAGCGGCGCATGGGGCGAATCCAACGGCCTTGCTAACAGTGCGTAATCAATACAGTGCCAAGCGCTTGATGTTGATTGCACATGATTTCCAGCGCCAGACCGATACGGTGTATGCCACCGCCGTGGCTTTAGGCTTACGTTCCAAGATTGATGCGGATACGACCCTTGGCGGTCGGGCGAAAACGCTCTCGAATGTCGCCTTGGATGCGAGCTTTGCCTCGGATTTGAGCATTATGACACCCGTGGATTATTTCGGGCGGGAGAGTGCGGGAAATTTCTTAAACGCCAGCCATATCACCACCTTACGTCGTGAGCAGGGGCTGCGCTTCTGGGGCAATCGTACCGCCTCCACCGATCCACAATGGCATTATGAATCCGCAGTACGCATGGCGGATTATCTCGCCAAGCGCATTCATTTTCATGAGTTTTCGCAAACGGACGGGCTAATCTCCCAGCAACAGATTGACCATCGCATCGAAATGATTCAGCTCGAAATTGATGTCTTGGTGCGTAATGGGCAATTGTTGAAAGGCTCCAAAGTCATTAAACATCCGACTTTAAATAGCACTAGTGCTTTAGAGGAAGGCAAGACGTGGCTGTATGCCGATTTCACCGTGCCACCACCGAACGAACAGCCCGGTGTGGTGCTACGCATTACCCAAGACTATTTGATCAACTTATTGGGTTAAGGAGCACAAAATGGCTAATCTCCCGTCGTTATTACAAAATATGAAACTCCACGAAAACGGTACTGAGTTTGTAGGTACGGTGGACGTGGGTTTGCCCAGCATCAAGTTAAATACCGAAACCAAGCGATATGCGGGGATGTCCGCGCCGGCTGAAGTGAGTAATGGTACGCTCGCCGAACCCTTGAAAATCAGTATTACTGCGTCCCAATTACGTGCTGCTTTGTTAAAGGGCTTTGTGGGGCAATGCCAAGGCTTACGCACACTCAATCTGCGCGCCATTTATAAAAATCCACTCGATTGCGCCAAGGGCTTACATAACATCGTAGCAGTGGGTTTCTTTCCACAAATTGATTTGGGTACCGTGAAGCTGGGTGATGACACTCAAACCAAATACGAATTCACATGCCACAAATTTCGCTACGAAATCAATGGCGAAGTCATGATAGACATCAATGTGATGGAAATTGATGACAGCGCTGACCGCAACTTCCTTGGCTAATGTTTTCATTGCAATCGGTGCAGCACACGTACTGCGCCGAGTCTGAAGTTCAGCCAGCTTAACACTGGCTGCTTTTTCAGACCTTACACTCAAATAACCCGTCGTGAGACGGTTTGACCCTAATTAAGCAGGTAATAAAATAACATGACTTCAGACCACACAAACACTTTTGACCCGAGCAACGCGACGGCAGCTACCCCCTCGACTGCAGATAAAAAACGCTACCAACTTGAATTCCCGATTACTAATGGCAAGGGCGAAACGATCACTGAGCTATGGATGCGCCGTCCCTTGGTACGCGATAAGCAAGTCGCGGAGTGGCAAGCCGCCGATGAAGAGCAATTTGAGATTACCTTACGGCTGCTGGCCTCTGTTGCTGATCAGCCGTTGGAGGTAATGGAGGAGTTGGATTCTGAATTTGACATGATGCAGATGCTCAATGTGCTCAATCATTTTAAAACCAATCCACAAATTGACGGCAATACGCTACTGCTGAGCTATCCGATCACGATCAAAGGGCAGACGATTGAGCGTTTGACGCTGCAACGCCCTAAAGCCAAAGACGCACTGCAATACAAAAACGAAAAAATGAAAGATGCCATGGCGCGGCTAGTCGGCTATCGCATCGAAGAGCTGCTGGAGATGGATTTGCTGACCGACTGGCTAGCTTTAGAGCAAATCTACTTATCTTTTCGCAAGCGCCAGCCTAAACGTCAATAAAGCGGATTTGCGCCGCTTGATCGTCGTGCTGGCATCGCACACGTCATGGAGTAAAGCGGAAATTTGCGAAATGGAGATTTCCGAACTCTTAGAGTGGGTGGAGGCCACCCAAGAATAAGAATAGCTGAGGACAAAATGGCCGATAACAAACTGATTTTAGAAATAGGCGCTCGCCTCGAATCGACATTTGCGACGGCCTTTTCCTCAGCACAACAAAAGATCAATGCACTGGGGCGGGAACTCTCGGAACTCAAGCGCAAGCAAGAGTTGATCAAACGTTTTGAAATCGATACGCAGAACGTCGAAACCGCTAAACAAAGGCTCGAAGCGGCTCAGAAAAAAGTAGATGAACTTCGCCAAGCCGCTGCCAATGATCCTACGGGGGGGCTGAATAAACAGCTCGCCGCCGCGGAACGTGAAGCGGAAAAGTTGGGTACTGCTTTAAGCAAAACCGAAGAACGCCTGACGCGCACCAAAGAACGCATGGGTGAGTTGGGCTTAAGCACGGAAAATACCGGCCAACAGCTCGAAACCCTCGCCCAGCAAGCCGCAAAAGTGGAAAAAACCATTGCGGCTAAGGGCGAAGCCATGCAGCGCAATGAGCGCATCATGGGTAAGTTTCGGCTCTCGGTGCTGGATGTGGCCGATGCCCATTCTGGGTTGGCGGCTAAATTGTTGGCGACCAAAACGGCGGTCGCAATATTATCGACCGTAGTGACAGGTGCAGTGCCGGTATTGGGGCAGATGGCAGCCACGGGCGGTATGATTGCCGCTACGTTTGCGAGTACATTGCATATCGCTGGTGTGACCAAAGAAATGCAAGGGTTATCAGAAACCACCGGAATGACCACGCAATCCTTGCGCGAACTGCAATTATTGTCGGGCTTTGAAGGTATTGGGCGCAGTGTTGGTGAGTTTGGCGATGCAACCAAAAGCCTTGAAGCGATTAATCAGCGGATAATGCAAATTGGTTGGGGCGGCAAAAAGAACAATGATTTTGCCCAGCACTTAGATGAAATCGGGGTCAATGTTGAAGAGCTGCGCGGCAAGAAGCCTGATGAAGTGCTCTTGCTGATTGATGATGCGCTGAAAAAAACAGGCGCAACTGCCCGCGAGCAAGAAAATCTATTTGAAAGCATCGTGGGTAAAGGTACCTCGTCGATTATTCCGCTTTTGCAAAAGCAAAATGCCGAGTTAGCGTTGGCGCGGAATTATATTAAAGATGTCGGCGCTATCCAATCCGATGCCGAGATCGCGGCAATGGAGCAAACCAACAAAGAGCTTTCGCTGTTTAAAATTGGTCTGGAGGGTGTAGCGACTCGACTTAGTGTGGTCGGCTCCAATGTCGTCAATACCCTCGGTCCCAATATCCGCCAACTGTTTATCGATGCGAAAAAGCCTATTGCCGAATGGGGCGAGGCCGTCGATAAAACTCTGAAAAAGTTCAAATCCGACTTGGATAACGGCGGCTGGGGTGTGGCCTTTAACAATATGTTTAAAGATGCTTACCCGACCTTGCATCAGTTTGTCAGTAGCGCCGCTGCATTCGGTAGGGGCTACGGCCAAGCCTTTATTTCCCCGATGCTGGAGGAACTGAAAAAAGGTTATGCGGGGATTAGTTCGGCGCTCGCCGGTGCAGGTGGTGCAGAAAGCTTAGGACGGGGCATGGGCGAAGCCATGAAGCCGGTGATCGGGATTGTGCACAATGTGGTTGGCGCGGTGAAACTGTTGATTAGTAACTGGGACACGCTCAAAACTGTCGCCTCCTTTACGCCCGTTGGGTTTGTCGTATCGCATTGGGATGCGGTGGTGTCGGTGTTTAGTGCGGTCGGGAATGGGATTCGTAAGGTCGGTGAGGCTTTGGGTCTGCTCAATCCGGCTACAACGGCCAGTGCCTCTGGGGTGCAAGTCTTTTTGGCTACGCTGGGCGGATTACTAGCCGCGAGCGCCTCCACCCGCTTGGCTTTAGGGCTGGTAGGGGCTGCGGTGAGCACGTTTTCTTTCGCCTTGGGGCCCTTGGCTTCGGCGTTGGGGATTGCAGCGACTGCGTTTAGGATTTTAGGGGCGGCAGCGATTGCTAATCCTATCGGGGCAGTCATCGCGGTGATTGCGGCGGGTGCAGCCGTTATCTATGCCAATTGGAGCACCATCGGCCCGTTTTTTAACGGGTTGTGGACGAGTGTGAAATCGACGTTCAGTGGGGCTTGGACATCTATAAAAACATCGGTTTCCGAGTTTAGCGCTAGCATCACGCAAAGCGTCTCCAAAACCTGGGCTGATATGTCTAATAGCGTCGGTAGTGTGTGGGGGAGTATCAAACAGGGTGCTTCTAGTGGTTGGACGACAATCACACAGACCGTGAGTGCGGGACTCAGTGCCTTTCGCCAAGCGCATGTTTTGGCATTTGAAGCAGTCAAAAACATATTCGGCCCGGTGTGGACGAGCTTCGCTAATCTGGCAAAAGCGGGATTGAGCGCACTGATTAGTTTAGTCACTACAGGCTGGGTAAACATTCAGCGAGCCTTTGACTTAGCCATTAATGGATTAAAACTCGCCGCATCTGGTCTATGGACTGGAATTAAAACGATATTTTCAGGGGCATGGGATGGCATCAAGTCTGTCGTTAGCACCGGTTGGGAAGGTGTCAAAACGGTTTTCAAAGCAGCGACTCAGGTACTCCAAGGCGATTTTGCAGGCGCGTGGAAGACAATCAAAACGGGAGTATCGAATTTTATTGCTGACGTGCTGGCAGCTTTGCGTAAAACGGTCGGTGATTTTGTCAGCATTGGTAAGGATATGTTGGGCGGATTGGCGAGGGGTATTGCGGATGGGGCGAATGCGGCGATCAGCAAAGCTAAAGCAGTTGGCGCTGATATTTATGACAGCGTCAAAGGTTTCTTTCAGATCCACTCACCCTCGCGCCTAATGGCAGGCTTGGGGATTGAAGTATCTACCGGCTTAGCGGTCGGGATTGAAGGAGCTGGAAGTAAAGCAGTGCAAGCGGCGACCACGGTTTCTGTCAGTGTCACCGAGCAGTTTAAAAGCATGGCGGGGGATATTAATAAAACGCTGACGGATGCGTTTATGTCGCTGGATTTTTCTAATGTCGGCCAGAGTTTGCTGGGTATTTTTAAAGATCAGGTCGTGCAACCGATCCTGTCTAGCGCCTTAAAACCGTTGAGTGATGGTATTGCGAATGCGTTTGGTGGTATAGGTAAGAGTTTAGGCAGTTTGTTGAGTGGTGGCGGATTTAATCTTGGTGGCTTATTCAGTGGCGGTGCGAATGCTGGTGGATTATCTGGTATCGGCAGCATGGTCAGCAGTGGGCTTAGCGGTTTAGGCTCTGCACTCAGCGGTGGTCTATCAGGCATTATGGGGAGTATTGGCTCGTTTGTGAGTGCCATCCCCGGCTGGGGCTGGGCACTCGCTGGAGTTGCGGGTTTAGCCAAACTATTCGGGGGGCCGAGTGATCCTAAATTGCGCTTCACTCAGGGTGCGACTGATGGGCAGCAAATGTTAGGGCAAGGCGGACACGCAGGCCACGCCCACAATTATCAAACCGCATTTGGCACGATTGGTGCGACCGCCGCGTCGGACAAGATTGGCCGGGAAAAAGATTTCGTGCCGAAGTTTCATGCCATGATGCAACAAATGCAGGCGCTGGATCAGATGATTGCAGACACCATGCCGCATCATGTCGCTAAATTCACCTCGGCACTGAAAGGTTTAGAAACGTCGGGTTTCTCGACGGGTGACATGCTCAAACAGCGCTATCAAACCGTATTCTCAGCCCTACCTGAAGAGCTACAAAAAGCCATGGCTAACGGTCGGGATATGACCAAGCTCACAGCGGAGGAGATTATTGCGGAGTTTGGCAAGCTCGCTGAAGTAGCGAAATCGGGGCTAGTGACTAGCCTCCAAAATCTGGGGCTGAATCTGGGGAGTACCAAAGATTCAGCCCTGGCGGCGGCCATGGGCTTGACGAATCTGATGGGAGGGATTGATAAGGTTAAAGCTGCGAATGATTTTTTCTATGCGGAATTCTTTAGCGAGGAAGAACGCAAACAAGCGGCTTTGACGCAAGCGTCAACGGCAGTTAAGGAGTGGAATAGAACGCTAGGCTTAAGTGGCTCGTCGGCAATCAAGAGCCATGAGGCGTTTAAACAACATGTGCAAGGTTTGGATCTCAGTACCGAAGCAGGGCGGAAAGCCTATGCGGAGGCGATGAAAGTGGCGGGTTCTCTGGATGCGGTCGCGGATGCAGCAAAGGCGGCAGCGGCGCAGCACACGGAAGTGGTGGAATTGACCCGCAAACTGGGGATCGACTTTGGGGGCATGGGGCCGAAAGCTCAAGCTGCGTCGGCGGCGTTGGTATCGTTGATGGGCGGAATGGATAAACTCACCCAATCTGCTAATTTTTATTATGATCAGTTTTATAGCGACAAAGAAAAGGAGCAGTTGACGCTGGCACAGGCGGCTGTTGATGTCCGTAATTTTAATAAAGGCTTGGGGCTATCCGGTGAGGCTGCAATTGATACCGCAGCCGAATTTAGAAAATACGTGGATGGCCTGAATTTACAAACAAAAGAAGGCCGGGAAGCCTATGCTGCTGCGATGAATGTAGCACGGTCAATGGATACCGTGGCTGACTCGGGCAAATCGGTCAATAAGCTGATGAACGAGCTGCCCAAGGACATGATCAAGATGTTCCAAGGGGTCAAAAAACCTTTGGATGATGCCGGGACTGCGGTTGACAAAAACTCAAAACTGGCGGCCGAAGCGATGCAAACCTTGAGCAACAAATCGAAATTAGTCAGTGATCAGGCGACGATTGCCGGTACTAATTTAAACACGATGAAAAGCGCGGTGGTGGTGCTAGCGGATGTGCTAGTCAAAAAAGCGGGCGAAATCAGTGCGGCGGCCAGTGCTGCATCAACGCCCTCGACCTCAACCAGCACCACCAATGGAGCCGATGGTTCCCACGCGCTCGGCTTGCGGAATGTCCCCTTTGATGGTTACCGCGCCATCCTGCACAAAAATGAAGCGGTGATTCCGGCGCGGGATGCCGCGATTTTGCGCATGGGTTTACCCGTGCAGATGGATGCGCAGACGAATATTTTAGCCCTGAGCGCTGCCAACGATGAGCAGCCGGTGAGCTTACCGGCGGGTGTGACGCCCTTGCCGCAACGGGTCACGCAAGTTTTGCAGCGGGCGGAGCGCGCAGCAGGCACGGTTGAGGTCAATGTGCCCAGCAACACCGCTCCTATTAATATCACCATCAACACCGCACCGGGGCAAGATGCGGCGCAGATTGCCGCTGAGGTGGAACGGGTGCTGAAGCGGATGCAACAGCAGCAAGCGCGGCAATTACGCGCGCAACATCGGGACGGGGTGGCGTGATGCAAGTTGCATTTGGGAATCAGTTTATTTTTGAGGTGTCCACGCTGTTGTTTGATCAGGTGCAGCGCTCCAGCCAGCAGCGTTGGGCGAAACAAGAGCGGCTGGGGCAGCGGCCAGCCCTGCAAAATGTGGGGCCGGATACGGATACCGCCTCACTTCCCGGTGTGCTGTTTAGCTGTTGGATCGGTAATCATGACGCCATGAAGACGCTGTATCAGCTCAAGGAGTCTGGTGAGCCGCAAGCACTTTGGACAGTGCGTAATGGCATTGGAGTACCATATTTGCCGGGGCGCTGGGTGATTGAGGGGATTAGTGAGACGTATAGCGATTTGAGTGGTTCTGGGCAGCCGCGTAAGGTGGAATGGACGCTCAATCTGTTGAGGTATGACTAATGCGGAGGTATACCACTCAAGCTGGCGATGTGTTGGATGCGCTTTGTTATGCGGAATATGGGGCTGAGCATGGGACAACCGAGGCGGTATTGGCGGCGAATCCACACTTAGCGGTTCAGCCTGCGGTGTTACCGGCTGGTGTGGTGATTTATTTCCCACCCACCGCTAAGCCCTCGCCGGTGGTACAAACAGTGCAGCTCTGGGATTAGCCATGCAGCCGATTTTCAAACTCACCGCCGATGATCAGGATATTAGCCGCCTCATCGCTGAGCGTCTCATTGAACTCAATCTGAATGATTCCTCCGGTTTTGATTCGGATACCTTAGAGCTTGCGCTGAATAACACGGGCGGGGTGCTGGCATTGCCTCGGCGTGGGGTACGCTTGCAGTGTTGGCTGGGGTTTAAAGCGCAGGGGCAGGAGCAGCTTTATTATAAGGGGATGTTCTATGTGGATGAACTCACCGAATCGGGTGCACCGGATCAGTTAAGCATTCACGCAAAATCAGCGGATATGCTTAGCACCGCCAAGGTGTTACGCACGCGTAGTTTTCAGCAAACCACCTTAGGTTTCATTTTGGAGCGCTTGGCGGTGGATGAAGGTTGGCAGTTGGCGGTTTCCCCCGCGTTTAGGTCGCTGGCGGTTGCGTGGCTTTTGCAACAGGATGAATCGAATCTGGCCTTATTAACGCGCTTGGGTGAGCATTATGGGGCGGTGGCAACGGTCAAGCATAATCGTCTAATCTTTGTTCCACGAGGCAGCCTGACAACTGCTTCTGGCCAAGCGATGCCAGCGATCAGGGTATCAGCGCAGGAGTGCAGCGGCTGGAGTTATCAAGAGTTAGGGCGGGGTGAATACACTAGCGTGCTCGCCCATTGGCGCAATGAGGACGGGCAAAGCGGGCAAATGAGCGTAGGCCGTGGGGCTTTAGTCTGGGTGATGCGTGAGTTATTCGACAGTGAAGACCAAGCCAAGGAGGCGGCCACCGCTGAGTTAAAGCGCTTGAATGGGGATAGCAACACGCTGTCTTTGAGCTTAAGCCATGCGAACCCTTTGCTTTGTGCGGAAGCGGAGATCCAAGCACAAGGGTTTCGGCCTTATATTGATGCACAGACTTGGGTGGCGAAAGAGGTCAGCTTAAGTTTGTCGGCCAGTGGTGGGTTCAGTGCATCGGTGGAGTGTGTAAGACTGCCGTACTTAGCTTAA